GAGTTCCACGTCGCCCTCGACAAGTTGCGGCGCGAGCGTTCCATGATGATCCTGCTGCTGGCCCATATTGGCGTGAGCAAGGTGGCGAATCCGAGCGGCGGCGACTACTCAAAATGGTCCGCTGCCTTTGATGGTCGCTGGGCGTGGGAAGGCACCTACGCCTGGGCCGATATTGTGCTGTTCGCGGACTACGATGTTACCGTGGTCAAGGAGCGGCAAAAGGACAGCAGGGGCAAGGCCATAACGGCAGGCCGGCGATTCTTTCGCACCCAGTGGTCGCCCGACTTCGACGCCAAGACACGCATACCCATGCCGGACGAAATCGAGATGGGCGAGAGCGGCACCGAAGCCTGGGCGAATCTGTCTCAGTACATTAAACCAACCAACAACGGAAAGGCACGATAGCCATGCCGCATTTCACCGAAGGCGTGTACGACAATATCGAAATCGTGGGCCAGGGCTTTACGAAGTCCACAAAGAAAGGGACGCCCGGCTTCTACCTTACGATACGACCCGGAGACTATGACAGAACAATCACGTTCTGGTTGCCGGAAGGCAACGAGCAATCGGTGGACATCATGCTCACCAGCCTGGAAACACTGGGTCTTGACCTAACCGGCTTGGAGCGGTTCACGCAACTGGACCCGCGGAGTCAGAACCACGTCTCGTTCGTCGGACTGACCATCAGTGCCCAATGCACCTACGAGACGAGCAACGGCAAGACCTACGAGCGCTGGGAAGTCCCCTTTAGCGGCATGAAGCAGCCTGAGACGCTCGACGAGCCTTCCATCCGTAAGCTCGACGCCATGTTCGGCAAGAAGCTCAAGGCCAAGGCGGAGACTGCCAAGCCGAAACCGAAACCGCAGAAGCCGCTGTCCCAGGACATTGCCGAGGCCGCGGAGGCACCGGAGGCGACGGATGATATTCCATTCTGATTCATGACGCGACACCTGCGACAGTGGTGAATCCGGGGATACCCGGATGAATGAGTGCCCTGTAGCTCAACGGCTAGAGCCAGCTAGCGCTAGGTAGTGGGTTCGACTCCCACCTGGGCACCTGAAAGGAACATTTTATGCCCGACCCAACCCACTTCGCCGTGGTATCGCTGGACACCGGCGCGGTCTGCCACCCGCAGCCCGACGATAACGGCAAGAGCCTGTCCGCTGCCGCCAGGGCCTTTACACCCGGCCGGATAGCTGGACGCGGCACAACACGCGAGGGCGCGATTGATGATGCCAAGCGTGAGCGGGTAAGGTTGCTGACGCTGCAACGGTTGGCAGGGGAGATGTAGGAACACCACCGCGCGACAACGCGGGCCTGTCCGCTGCCCTCCATTGGCGGACAGGCAGGTTACACAGACACGCGGGAAAGATACTATGGCCTACTGTATCAATCGGATTTCTCCTGAATACCGCTTCCTTGCTATCCGGCCATCACACGCTAGGAGGGCAGTATGAAGCGAGGTTCTATAGACCACCCGAAGGTCAAGCGGCTTGGCAGGCTTCTGAAACTTAGGATGTTTGGGGCCGTTGGAATCCTAGAATGCCTCTATCATTTCACCTCCGAATACGCTCCAGACGGCGGTATCGGCAAGTTCTCAGACGACGAAATTGCTGACGCCTGCGACTGGGGAGGAAGTGCCAGCAACCTCATCTCAGCCCTATCTCAGGCTGGTCTCATAGACCTCTCAGGTACTCACCGGCTCGTTGTACATGATTGGAGCGAGCATGCCGACGATGGGGTACATATGAAACTTGCTAGAGCGGGGGTACTGTTTGCCGATGGGCAAGTCCCTAAACTGCATAGGCTTACGAAGGAAGAACGAGAGAAGTGCCAAGCCAAGTTAGACGCACGGCAAACGCACGGCAAACGCACGGAAGACGTTTGCCGTGACGTAGCCTTAGCCAAGCCTAGCCTTAGCCAAGCCATAAATACCCCCAGCCCCCAAGGGGGCAAACCATCCAACGGATTTTGCAAAGGCTTTCTGGACTTCTACAACGCCTACCCTTTGCACGTCGGCAAGCAGGCTGCCTACCGCGCGTGGACCAAGGCCGGCAAGCGGCTGAAGCAGGATGGTGGCAAGACCTCGACTGAGGCCGTCGCCTACCTCGTGGACCGGGCCAAGGCGTTCGCCGCCAGCCCCAAAGGACATTCCGAGTACGTTCCAAACCCGGCCGCCTGGCTCAACCAAGGACGGTACGACGACGACCCAGAGGCGTGGAACAGCAGCGGCGGGTCTTCCAACGGCCAACCCCACAAATGGAGCGACGAGGAGTTCTTAGGGAGGAGGGCGCAGCAATGACCACGGCAGAGCTATTGCTGTTACGATTCCGGGGACGTTCCGACTACGTTGCAGTCCAGAACGGCGACGGGTTCGAGCCGTTCAACCTACGCGGCCTGGACCTGCAACCGTCTTGGATTGAACAGAGGCACCTGTCCGGCGAGAAGTGCCTTGGCTTCTACCTCCTGACCAAAGATAACAAATGCTATTGCACGGCAGCCGACTTCGACAACAAGCCGGACCACCCAGACCCGGAGTGGCTGAACAAGACAGAAAAAACATACTATTCCCTATGCCGCATGGGGCTACAGCCACTTGTGGAAATGTCGCAAAGCGGGACAGCGGCGCATGTCTGGTTGTTTTTTAGTGAGCCTACAGACGCCTGGATTCCTCGCGCGTTCTGGCGTGTCTTCGGAGAGAAAAACGAAGTTCCTATTCCCGAGGTGTACCCGAGACAGGATAAGTTGCGCGACCAAAACGCAATCGGGAACCTGATTCGTTATCCGCTTTGGAACCATTCACGTTTTGTTGACGTGGAAAATGAATGGGCGGAAATCCTGCCGCCGGAAGCCCTCGGCAATGTTCAGGCGATCGAAGGAAGCCAATTAAAGCTGATTGCCTACGAGTGCGGCATGGGTGAACTGAGACCAGACCCGACTGCCTCGACGGAACCTGGAAGCGAAGGATTGTCGGTTCGCGTGAAGGAACGACTTGTGCGGGAACACTCGCTTTTGGCGCGCCGCTGGAATGGCGACATGACCGGCCTGAATGACCAGAGCCGTTCTGCATTGTGCCAGAGCATCGCTTGCGAGTTGGTTCGTACCTATGTTCCGACTCCCGAGATAGAAGCGGCAATTGAGCACTGGTGCAAGAAGAACGGATACGCAAAGGGCGAGCGGGACGACTGGGTGAGCAATCTTGTTCGCAAGGCTTATGACTTCGTGTTGCAGCGGCAGGAAAAGAAAACGCTTCTGACCGGAACCCTTGAGCAGGCGGCTCTGGCATACCTCGACAAGCTAACATCCAAGGCACCGTTGTTTGTGCCTTCTGGTTTGGGAGAACTTGACAAAAGCATAGACGGCGTAGGGTTCGGCGAGATGGCGGTGATTGCCGCGCGTCCAGGGCACGGCAAGTCTTCCTTTGCCCTGCAATGGGTGGATAAGGCTTCCAAAGATGGTGTTCCGAGTCTCATTCTCAGTGAAGAAATGTCCATGCTTGAATTGGGGCACCGTACCGTTTTGAGCATTTGCGACACGCCTGAAATCTACTGGCCGGACGTGTTGCCGTCATTGGCGGACGAGGTGCGGGAGCATTACAAGACTCGCAAGAACGTGTACGTCGTTGAATCTCCGCATAGCATAGACCGCGTTGACGAATTGATAGACCAGTACGTTAGCCTTTACGGCGTTCGGTTGGTAGCAGTGGACTACCTGCAATTGATTGATTGCAAGGCGAACAGCCGTTACGAGACGGTCACGGAAATATCCAAGCGACTAAAGAAGGCAGCAACTCGAAATGATTGCGCCATCCTTGCACTGTGCCAACTGAATCGAGGCATCGAAGACCCGAAGCGTAGGTGGAGACCGCGCTTGTCAGACTTGCGCGAGAGCGGACAAATCGAAGCTGACAGCGATTTGATCATGTTTCTTATGTGGCCGCACCGCTTTGACAGCGGCGAGCCAAAAGAGAAGTACGCAATCGAAATCGCCAAGCGGCGAAACGGGCCGATTCGCGATCCAAGGGTTCTGACGCAGTTCAATCCAGAGCGGCAGATATTCGGAACATTCACTACGCCAGAGCCAGCGTTTGCACAGTACGACGGCCGCGCCGCTGCGTCTGGCGGCAACTACGAGCCAGTTTTTGACACCCCAACGGAGTTTTAGATGATTACCTTTACCGTCTACGGCCGCCCGCAAAGCAAAGGCAGCAAGCGGCTGGTCCACACCAAGACCGGCAAGACGCAGATGTTCGACACCAACCGCAAAGCCGCCGACTGGCAAGCGGCCGTAAGTGCGGCGGCGGGAGCGGAGTATAGCGGCGAACTGCTCGACGGCCCGGTGTGCGTTAACGTGGCGTGCGTCTTCGCCAGGCCGAAGAGCCACTACCGAACCGGCCGCAACGCCCACCTGCGGCGCGACGACGCCCCGGAGCGGCACGCACAGAAGCCGGACATTGACAAGGTGCTTCGCGCACTACTGGACGGCCTCACTGGCATCGTGTGGCGCGACGACAGCCAGGTTGCGGAAGTGTACGCCGCCAAGTGCTGGGGCGACCAGGATTCCACCAACGTAACCATTAGCACGGGAGCACACGCATGACCTACTACTGGCTCATCCTCAGCATCGGCATCGCCCTCGGCTGGCTGATTGGCTCGCCGACCATCAAGCAGACCCGACGTATCACGCGGCTGGTGCTGATACGCGGTCGGACGAGCAAGCCCCGCATGGCGTGGGTAGACAGCGAGAGTCCCAACGGGCTCGACGACATGGAGGATTGCATCGTGGCGGCGTTTGTCCGCGGGCGGCTGACGGCGAGCGAGGTGAATTGCTATGACGACGTTAGGCGAGCGCTGGGCGAGAGGAGGGCGGCATGAGCGATTATCAGACATTCCTTGAGCGAAAGACACAACTTGGAAACAACGCCGGTTTCGAGCCGCTGTGGATGCCGTCGTTCCTGTTCGACTTTCAGCAATCGCTTGTCGAGTGGGCGGTGCGGAAGGGTCGGGCGGCGATCTGGGCCGATTGCGGATTGGGCAAGTCGCCGATGGCATTGACGTGGGCGGAAAACATAATCAGGAAAACCGGGAAGCCGGTCCTGATTATCACTCCGCTTGCCGTGGCAGCGCAGTTCGTCCGCGAAGGGCAGAAGTTTGGGATCGAGGTAACGCACTCACGCGACGGCACGCATCATGGCGGGATCGTGGTATGCAACTACGAGCGATTGCACCACTTCAACCCGGAAGACTTCATTGCTGCCGTGGGCGACGAATCCCAAGCCATCAAGGCGTTTGATGGCAAGCGACGTAAGCAGGTGGTTCGGTTCTTTTCAAAGCTACCATACCGGCTTCTGACGACCGCCACGCCAGCCCCCAACGATTACATCGAACTAGGAACTGCCAGCGAGTGCCTTGGGATTATGACTCAATCCGATATGCTATGCTACTTCTTCCGCGAGACGAAAGATATGCGGCATACAGTTTTCAAGGAAGGCGATTTTTGGAACCAGTGCAAGTATAGTTTTAAGCCGCACTCAGAAATCCCGTTTTGGAAGTGGATCGTCGGATGGGCTCGCGGCTGTCAGAAGCCAAGCGACCTTGGGTTTAATGATAAGAAGTTCATTCTCCCGCCTCTTAACTACAACACGCATATCGTAGACGTGCCGTGGATTCCTCCAGGTGAGTTGTTCCCACGTCCGGCCGTGACGCTTATTGAACAGCGTGAGGAACGGAAGCGAACCATACCCGAGCGTTGCGAGCGGGTCCGCGAATTAGTAGACCACAGCCGGCCGGCAATCGTCTGGTGCCATTACAACGAAGAGGGCGACTTTTTAGAGAAGGCCATCCCGGATTGCGTGCAAATCAGCGGCAAGGATTCGCTCGACAGCAAGGAATGTAAGCTACTGGACTTCGCCTTTGGCCGTTCCCGTGTGCTAGTCACGAAAGGCAAGATCGGCTGTTGGGGCCTGAACCTTCAGCACTGCGGCGACATGACGTTTTTCCCGACGTTTTCTTTCGAGCAGGTTTACCAAGGTATTCGCCGTTGCTGGCGTTTTGGGCGAACCGATCCGGTCAACGTCGAGGTGGTGTCCGCTCCCGGCGAGGCCCGCGTGATGGAAGGCTTGGACCGCAAGCAGCGCAAGGCCAGTGAAATGTTTGCGGCCCTTGTGAAGCACATGAATGAAGCTATTTCTCTTAATTCGATTGACAAGCACAAGCACGCCGTGCGAATCCCCGCATGGCTACAAACGGAGGATGAAAACCAATGCCCGTTATTGACCAGTCCATAACTGACCGCTACGCCGTGTATCATGCCGATTGCATGGAGGTCTTGCCCACGCTGGCAAGCGAGTCCATTGATATGTCAGTCTATTCCCCGCCATTCCCGGAACTGTATCAGTACAGTGACGATCCTCGGGACATGACGAATTGCACCAGCTATGAAGAATCCATCGCTCAGTATCAATTCATTGTGAATCAGGTGGCCAGATTAACGAAGCCCGGCCGCATGAGTTGCGTGCATTGCACGGACTTGCGCCGCGGTACCCACTATCAGCGGGACTTTCCTGGTGACATTGTGCGGGTCCATGAAGAGGAGGCGATGCATTTCTTTTGCCGTATCACGATTTGGAAAGACCCGTGGGAGTTTGCCCGTCGCACGCGCATGAAGTCCTTAATGCACAAGACAATTACCGTTACTGACTCAGCAACCAGTCGAGTTGCCCCGGCTGATTTCGTTCTGGTGTTCAAAAAGGCGGGCAATAACAAAGTGCCAATCAAGCACGAAAAGGGGTTTCGGAACTACATCGGAGGAAATGACATTCCAGGCGAGTTGCTGCGAGACTACGGAAACTATCGTGGCGACCCGCGAAACAACTTGCTGTCTCATTGGATTTGGCGGCAGTACGCCAGCCCGGTGTGGATGGACATTCGCCGCGGTCGCATCATGCCATACCGCGAGGCCCGTGAAAACGAAGAGGAGAAGCACGTATGCCCGCTTCAGTTAGACGTGATCGAGCGGTGCCTGCTGCTGTGGAGCAATCCCGGCGATACGATCTTGACGCCGTTTATGGGAGTAGGTTCAGAAGTTTACGGTAGCTTGATCAATCAGCGGAAAGCCATCGGCATCGAATTGAAGCCGACGTACTACCGCCAAGCAGTGAAGAATTGTGAAATGGCCCTCGACTACAACGAAGGGCAGGATCAATTCGCCCTCTGTGCTGATGAGTTGCCTTGCGAACACGATGCCGAACTTGCCGATGCCGAACTATGAAACCCATCGAATCCACCGGCCACAAGCAGTCCCACGCCGAGCGCGAGGCCGCGGCGCTGGCAACCGTGGCTGCCAGGCTCGACTGGTGCGCGATGCACCTGGACGTGGCCGGATACCGGGAACTGGCCGTGGACGCCGCGGTGCTTGCGAAACGAGTAGCAGAACTGAAACCCCCAACCGCCGGCCCGGCCGGCACAAGCGAGGAGAACCGATGAGTGAAGAAACGAAGATTGACGTTGACGAGCTGCTAAAGAGCCTGTTTGTCTGCGACGTTGCGCGCGAGTGGGCGCGAGGCAAAACACCCTATCAAGCGTGGAGAACCTGCCAGCGTGGCGAGTGGCTGATTTGGATCGCATCGAACATCGGAATAGATCGACGTTTGGTGGTGCATTGCGCTTGCGACTGCGCTGAACGTGCGTTGCGATTCGTACCTGAGGGCGAGGCTCGTCCGCGCCTAGCAATCGAGGCGGCGCGCCGCGTGGCTGACGATCCGAGCGAGGCGAACCGGAAGGCGGCATGGGAGGCATGGGAGGCGGCAAGGGTGGCATGGGCGGCGGAATGGGCGGCGGAATGGGCGGCAAGGG